AATACGATGCAGATGGTGATGGTATAGTTTCAGATGAGGAGCTTGAGACAGCTGCGCGACTCCAGCAGCTAGAGGCAGCGCACGAAAAAGCTGATGCTCAACGCGGTATGGTTTGGTTTGCTCTAGGTGGTATGCTCTTATACCCATCTGGGGTAGCTGTTTGTTCGTTCTTAGGGATGAATGATGCCGCTGTCTTGCTCTCAGACATGGCAAATATGTATTTTCTCGCAACAGGGGGCGTGGTCAGCGTATTTTTTGGGAGTCAAGTTTTCGCAGGGAAAAATAAATGAGCGTAGATGTTAAACAGGTTTACGAAGAAATATCCGCAGACGAGGGTAAGGTGCTTCATGCCTATTTGTGTAGTGAACACCACAAAACAGTCGGGATAGGCCATAAGGTTTTAGAAACAGACGCAGAAAATGACTTGGACATTTACGGAATTGGTGCTGATGTTACTGATGACCAGCGCATCTCAGAGGATAGGTGTTACGAACTCTTTCAAGGGGATGTCCAGATTGCGATTGATGGATGTGAAAAGATTTATAGCAACTGGGAAGAACTCCCGCAAGAAGCCCAGCACATTTTAGTTAATATGTGCTTTCAGCTTGGACAGGGCGGCTTAGGAAAATTCAAGAACTTTAAAGTCGCTATCGAAGACTATCAGTGGCAAAGAGCCTCAATGGAAATGCTCGACTCAAGGTGGGCGAAACAAACCCCTGAAAGGGCTGAACGACTGGAATCAAGAATGTTAGCTTTGGCTGACAACTAGGAGAAGAACTGATGATAAGATATAACGGCCCATACAATCAACAAGGTAGAGGGTTTTCTCCCGGATATCTGGCTCCGCAGTTTTATCCACAAAATCAAAGGCTTCCTAGCTTTCCTCCAAGGCAGCAACAAATGCCTCGCGGCTACAGGAACCCATACGCTCCTTCTCCTTTTTACCAGCAAAGGTTTGACCGATATTCGCCGATGATGCCCCAAGGTGGCGGCGGAGGTTACGGCAACCAGAACATGCGGCAAATTCAGGGGGGCGGCATGGGGCAGGTAATCCCAACCAACATACCCTTTAGAGATCAGGGCTATGGCGCTCCCATGAGGAGCCAGAACTTGATTCAGTCCTTGTCTGGGCCAAATAGCCTGATGAACCCCAACAGGCCTGACACAACGCTGGATATGCTTGACAGGTTCAGAGGTGGTGGTGACGGCGGCTTCTACCCCGCCCCTTACGGCGGGGGAGGCGGCGGAGGTTATCCCTCTCCCGGTGGCGGCGGTGGTGGTGGCAAAGGCGGTAGAAGCGAAGGCGCAGACAAGTATCGAGACCCGTACTCTCGCGGTGGCGGAGGTTATCCCTCTCCCGGTGGTGGAGGCACCTTCAACCTGCCTAATGACCTTGGTGGTGGAGGTAACTTCAACCCGTACCCTGATGACAAGCCCGCAGAAGCACTAACAGACGAAGATTGGTTCAATAAAATGTTCCCCAACGAAACGTACGACCCACCGGAGCAGCAAGACAGAACCACTTTTACGCCTCCGCCAGCACCTACGCCTCCGCCAGCACCAAATGCGCTTTCAGGCACACGTTATGATGGTAAAGAGTACACGCCAGAAGCTTTAAGTATTTTTGCACAACAAGGCGTAGATAAAGACGAAAACAAGACCATCTCTAAAGACGAGTGGTTAAGTTGGATGGTTGAAAAGGGGCCAACCAAAGGTTTTGAACAACAATATAACGAAAGAATTGAAGAAGCATTGGGTGCTGGTAGTATCACAGACGCTACTCGCGCTAAGGCTAATGCAATACTAGGTAATGCGCCTCCTAACACGGCGGTTACAGGGGGGCGGACACCAGATGCGGATGGCTTCTATACTTTTAACCATCCAACTTACGGCCCCATAGATAATCTCACGCTGGCGGGTTATGAGCAGATGGAAATTGAGGTTGCGGAGGATCGAGCCGCTGCTGGTGAGCAGCTTCCTTCTACATTCACTTCTTCGGAATTTGCAGGGGCAGCAGGAGAAGGGCCACTCAAACAGTTCGATCCTTCGGGGCTTCAGCAACAGATCGACGCATTGAAGAGCGGACAGACGCAAACATTTGATGCATCAGGACTAGAACAAAGATTGGCTTCGCTAGAAGGCCTTGGCTCGATAGGGGGAGCTGCCAATCCTTTTGACCCGAGTGGGTTGCAACAAAGATTGTCTGCTTTGGAAGGCAGAGGAGCATTTGATCCATCGAGGTTGCAAGGCAGATTGGCAGAGTTGGAAGGAAGGGAAATTCCTCAGTTTAACCCTTTTGACCCTAGCCAACTGCAAGCAAGATTAAGACAATTAGAAGGGGCCGAAGGCCCAGACCTTAGCAACTATCTAACCCGCGAGGGGATGGAATCAGCAATTCAGGATGATCCTCGTTTGCGTGGAGCACAAGGATTACGAGGACTCCAAGGACTCCAAGGACTCCAAGGAATCCAAGGACTGCAAGGTCTTCAGGGACTTCAAGGACAACAAGGGTTCCAAGGAAAGATTGGACTTCAAGGAGAACAAGGACTTGAAGGACAACAAGGTCTTCAGGGAGATATTGGACTTGAAGGACAACAAGGACTTGAAGGACAGCAAGGGCTGCAAGGGCTGCAAGGTCTTCAGGGACTCCAAGGTCTTCAAGGGCTTCTAGGACTCCAAGGAATCCAAGGGCTTATAGGACAACAAGGACTCCAAGGAATCCAAGGGCTTATAGGACAGCAAGGGCTTGTAGGACAACAAGGACAACAAGGACAACAAGGACAGCAAGGACTTCAAGGTCTTCAAGGTCTTCAGGGGCTTACTGGAATGGCTTCGCTGCCGCCCTCCTATGTGCCTCCACAGTATCGTAACTTTGGATTTGCTCGCGGGGGTCATGTTGGAGCAGCACAGCCAAACCTTAATCGGCTGCTAGATCAATTGAATTCGCGCCGAGCCTAACTATGCCATTGCAAAAAATACAGTTTTCTCCCGGTGTAAATAAAGAAGGCACCGAATACACCGCCGATTCCGGCTGGTTTGATTCTGACAAGGTCAGATTCAGAAAAGGCAGGCCGGAAAAGATAGGCGGGTGGACGAAATATACTGAAAGCTCTTTCCTTGGGGTGTGCAGGTCTACATTTGCTTGGGCTTCTCTTGCGGTTGTTAAGTATGTTGGGCTGGGAACAACCCTGAAATTTTATGTGGTAGAAGGCGTTAATCCTAACGACATTACCCCGTTAAGAGTTACAACCTCGGCTGGGGATGTAACATTTTCCGCGTCAAACGGATCTTCCACGGTGACTGTTACTGACGCTAGTAATGGTGCTGCTAAAAATGATTTTGTCACCTTTTCCGATGCGGCAAGTCTGGGCGGCACTATCACGGCTGCTGTCCTGAATCAGGAATATCAGATCGCGGCGCTTTCTAGTGCGAATGTTTATACCATTGTCGCTAAAGATACTAGCGGGGACACTGTTACTGCGAATTCTAGTGACAGCGGCAATGGCGGATCTGCTGTGGTGGGGGCTTACCAGATTACTACCGGCATTAATACTTATGTGTCAGCAGTAGGGTGGGGAGCATCCCCGTGGGGAGATGGGACTTGGGGAAGCGGCGCAGCCCTTGGTATTTCTGGACAGTTAAGACTGTATAGCCAAGACAACTTTGGGGAAGATTTAATTTTTAATGTCCGTAATGGCGGCATTTATTACTGGGATCAGTCTTCGGGGGTAGAGACAAGAGGGGTGAGTATAGCTTCTCTTGGAGGGGCATCAAATTGCCCAACGGCTGCTGCACAGGTTATGGTCTCAGATAATGATCAGCATGTTATTGCCTTTGGCTCTAATACATTAGGCTCTGCCGTTCAAGACCCGCTGTTAGTGAGGTGGTCTGATCAGGAAAGCGCGGCAGACTGGACTCCAACGGCAACTAATACCTCTGGCGGGGTCAGAGTCAATTCGGGGTCAGTTATCGTTGGCGCGGTTCAGACCAGACAGGAAATACTGATATGGACAGATACTAGCTTGCACTCCATGCGGTTTGTAGGTGCCCCGTTTGTTTTTCAGTTCACCCTTGTGAGCGCAGATGTTTCGATGATTTCCCCAAATTCGGCAGTTAATGCCAGAGGGAATGTCTTCTTCATGGACAAGACAGGGTTCTACGTCTACAACGGGGCGGTACAAAAACTCCCCTGCTCTGTACAGGATTATGTGTTTTCCGGCATGAATATGACGCAGGCGTTTAAGGTGTTTGCGGCTGAAAATAATGCTTTTTCAGAAATCATCTGGTTTTACCCTGCCGGGGAAGGCGTCCCAGATATAACGAATTATGTCATTTACAACTATGAAGAAAACCTGTGGTCTGTGGGAACCCTTGCTAGAGGAGCTTGGCTTGATTCGGGCGTTCTGGATGGGCCGGTAGCCTCCAGCGTGACGACTGACACAGACGCTAACTATCTTTACAGCCATGAAGTCGGGTATGACGATGACGGTTCTGCACTGACGGCGTACATAGAGTCTGGAGACTTAGAGATTGGTGACGGTGAAAGGTTCACAATGATCGACAGGGTTGTGCCTGACTTTAATTTCAGCGGGGAAACTGGTGACGCTTCTATTGCCATGACCATAAAAGGCAGTAACTTCCCGCTGGAAACAGCCTCTACATTAGCCACAGCTACCATTACCAGTAGCACAACCCAATCTAATATCAGGGCCAGAGCGAGGCACACTATCCTGCGGGTTGAAAGCAGCGGTGTTGGGTTTGGTTGGAGGTTAGGCGGCTTCAGGTTTGGTATGCGTCAGGACGGTAGAAGATAATGGCGGAAAGACGCAGAAACCCGTTGCCTGTTCCGTTGCAGGAATACAATGTCCAGAACGAAGCTGTTACCAGAAGAACCTTGGAATTTGCCTTGGATCAAATCGAAAATGATGTAGACCTTGCCAAGACTCAGGGCGACAAGCCGGGATCTTTAGCGATGCGGCGATTTCAGTTTCTCTTGATGGGAGCCTCCTAGTGGCAGATTCTATAAAGGTTCTGGGCCAGCTAGACCCGAGCGCAACAACGGTAACCACTCTCTACACTGCTCCTGACCTGACACAGACAACCGTAAGCTCTCTGGTGATATGCAACCGGGGGGGATCTGCAATCACCTTCAGGGTCAGCATTCATGTCGCTGGCGCAGGAGCGGATGACAAGCAATTTATTTTCTATGACGAAGCCCTAGCGACGACAACAACAAGAACCGTAGTGATCGGGATATGTTTAAATCAAGCCGATGTGGTCAAAGTTTACACAAGTGCATCAAATGTGAGCTTTAACCTGTTTGGCGTGGAGACTACTTAATGTACGAGCAGCAACAACAACGACGACTCGAAGGTGTAGCGGGCCTCTTAGCCAATCAGGGCAGATATGGGGACTCTATGCTAGTCCACATGAACCCTATAGAGGTTGAGGGGCTTGCATCCATGTCTCCCACAGGGTCTCTTACTGTTAACCCGGAAACAGGGCAGCCAGAAGCGTTCTTGCCATTCCTTATTCCTCTTTTGGGGAGCTTGGGAGGTAGTGCAGCCCTGACAGGGCTTGGCGCTACGGCGGGGGTCGCAGGTGGTGCGGCGGCAACCGCAGGACTAAGCTCAGCAGCAGCAGGCGCGATAGGCTCAGGGCTGGCTTCTTGGGCAGCGACTGGCGACCTTAAACAGGGATTGGTTTCAGGCATTACAGGATTTGGCATAGGCTCTGCTTTAGGTGGTATTGGCGGGGCAGCAAAAGAAGGCATAGAGGGAGTCGCAGGGGAAGCTTTATCTGAAGGAGTTGCTGAGGCAGGGAAACAAGCCGCCCCGTGGGCGGACGGGACATTCGGGGAGAGAGCGGGGCAAATATTCTCAAAAGAAGGGATTGGAGCCTTAACCGATCCCACAGCACTCATTCCGGGGGCTGTAGCTGAAAATTACAACGCTGAAATGGTGGCAGAAGAGGCTATGAGAAAGCTCGACAAGGCTGGCGAAAGAATGAGCGAAGCTGAACTTGCCAGACAGGGTGAGGCGATACTTGCAAATCAATTTAACCCTAACCTGACACCGGCCCCATACAACCCCGGTGGAACTGATTACGGTGCCCAATATGCAAACGCAGGCGGCATTGTTTCCCTAGACCCTAGTGACTTCAAGAAAAGGTTCAACGGGTTGATGGAGATGGGTGCCCCGATAGTGGGTATGCAGGGTGGAGGAGGCATTGGAAATATGGATTTCGGCAATCTGGTTGGAGTTGGCGGCTACGGTAACGCTATCCCCGCCTCCCAGCAGGCAGCACTAAGAGACCCTTATGTAATCTCTCCGGGGCAGTTGCAGGACGCATATGCTCAACAGGGGTTACCCGGATTTGGCCCGGAAATCATGTACTTCACTCCTGAGAAAGGCGTTAACCCCAACCCGTTTAAAGATTGGGTGCCAGATGAAGTAGCGGCTCCAGTGGAAGATGGCGGCGGAGACGGAGGAGCTGATAGCGGAACAGGAGGGGTCGACACCACGAATGAGTTTTTTGAAATAGACCTTAGCGATATAGGAGGCGGAATAAGGCGGGTACCTAACCCCCACTACATCCCGCCCGAGGGTGTAGCTGACCCCGCCGCCGGAACAACAACTGGAACAACAACTGAAACAACAACAACCCCGGATGCTGGATCTGGGCTGTCAGCAGAGGATTATTCCGACCTGTATAGCCAGTACATGAACTACGGCGGCAACTTCAATATCAATCCTTTCGCGGAAGGCGGTGAGACTCAGGTAAACGCAGATGCAGATCGTTTAATTGATCTGGCTGCAATGGCAGTTTCAGGCCAAATGCCGGAAGAAGAGGCAGCAGTTGTCATTCAAGCCTTTATTGATGAGTTTGGCGAAGAAGCTTTGTTGGAGTTACGCGCCAAAGCGGCAATTCTGGGCGAGTTGCCAGAGGAAGAGGCGGGGGTTGCTATCCAAGCCTTTATTGATGAGTTTGGCGAAGAAGCTTTCTCGGCATTAAGAGAATCTGTTCTTGAGGGAATAGTCCCCGGCTCCCAGAAAGAGGGAGAAATTGTTGGCCCCGGCGGCGGCATGGATGATCAGATCATGGGCATGATTGGCAACCAACAGCCTGTTGCTGTGTCCCCCGGCGAGTATATTGTTCCCGCCGATGTTGTCTCCGGTATTGGTGACGGGTCAACAGATGCAGGTGTTCAAGAGTTAGACGGAATGCTGGATCGAGTTAGGGTAGAAAGAACAAACACCACCCAGCAACCACGCCCGTTGCGTAAGGGAGGGGTTCTGCCGCGATGAAAGCCAACTTGCAACCAATAGAGGGTCTTTCCCTAGCCGAGATAACTCCAATAGAAGAAGGGGTTGCTAATTACACGGTTACTCTGGTGCCCCCTAATTACGTCAATACCGTTTGGCCTGATATTGAAGAGTTATTAAGGGGAGGAGCTGACAGGACAGGCGGTAGGTGGGATATTAGGAGTTTATTTTTTGCTCTAACGAATGAAAAACAACAGCTTTGGGTAACCTTTGATAAAGACAATGAGATTACCAACGCATTGACGACCGAAATTATTTATTACCCCAATAAGGTTGCTCTAGCTATCCAGTTTGCCGGTGGCATTGATGGGCAGACAGGGGGTTCCACCATTGATGTGGTGTTAAACAAGCTTGAGCGATACGCAAAGGATGTTGGCTGCCACTGTATAGAGATTTGGGGAAGAAAAGGTTTTTCTCGAAAACTAAAGAAGTCTGGCTATGAAGAGTCGCTGGTCTTTTATGAAAAGGATATAACCCATGATTAGGATGAAAGGTGGCGGTAGCGCACCAAGTCACACCACAAGCACGGTAACCCAAAACAATTTGCCGGAATATGCACGGCCTTGGTTTGAAAATCTGCTTGGCAGGACGGCATATGAGTCAACAAAACCGTATACCCCTTATCCCGGTCAGAGGATGTCGTACTTTGACCCCTATGAGTCGATGGCGCAAGAAGGCACAGCCCAGATGGGCATGCAGGGCGCACCCTCACAGATAGGGTCTGCCACTGATATTAGCACCCAAGTTGGCTACCAGCCCACAGGGCAGGGGATGGATCTTGCAAGGCAGTTCCAGCCGCCTACGCAGAGAACGGACTATTCTGGCGGCAGCGTTGCCAACCCTTATACTGTTGGCGCCTACATGAACCCGTACCAGCAGAACGTTACGGACATTCAGAAGCGGGAAGCTGTTAGGCAGTCTGACATTCAGAGCAACCAGATTGCAGGGCAGGCGGCTCAAGCTGGCGGGCTAGGCGGCTACCGAGAAGCCATTATGCAGTCTGAGCGGCAGAGAAACCTGAATCAGCAGCTTGGCGACATGCAGGCCCAAGGTGGACTAGCTGGCTATCAGCAAGCGATGCAGGGTATCGAGTCCGACAGAAGATCCAGAATGGAAGAAGACACCCGCAGGATGCAGTCAAGGCAGCAGAACGCGGCGTTGATGGAGCAAAGGTCAAGGCTGGGGCTTGCAGGTCTTGGTCAGGACATGGCAACAAGAGGCCAATCGTTGCAGGCCGCAGGAATGCTAGGTGATTTGGGCAAGGCAGATCAGGCAATGGCACTCGAAAGGCTGGGAGCCTTGGGCGGTGTTGGCGAAATCAGAAGAGGTATGGCGCAAAGATCGCTCGACACAGGTTACGAAGACTATGTGCGCCAGAGAACGTATCCTTACCAGCAGCTCAATGTCTTTAGTCAGATGTTGCAGGGATTACCTGTCTCACCAGACCAAACAAGAAGCATGTACGGTGGGCCTTCAGCGGCACAACAGGCGTTGGGTGCTGGTATTGGTGGACTTGGTTTGTATAGAGCATTGAGAGGTTAAATATGAACATCCTTGAGCAAGAAGATGTTATCAAAGGACTGCCTGACGAGGTGCTTATCCAGCAGGCAGAAGCCCCGACAGGAGAACTCCCCCAGTTTCTGGTTGTCTCTGAGATTCAAAGACGGGAGAAGATGAGGAGCAAGTTTGATGAGCAGGTTCCCCAAAACACCGTTACAGATCAGATAATTTCGGGCGGCATAGCAGCCATGAACCCTAACCCTGACCCGTTAATGAGTATGGCTATGGGCGCACCAGATCCAATGATGGGCCAAGACCCCATGATGCAGCCGCCAATGCAAGATCCGATGATGGGGCAGATGCCTCAAGATCCGATGATGATGCAAGATCCTATGATGCAGCAACAGATGCAGCCACCAATGCAAGATCCTATGATGCAAGATCCTATGATGCAGCAACAAATGATGGCTGCGGGTGGCGGCATGATGCCTTATCGGATGAATCAAGGAACGACGGTTCCTTACCAAGAGGATTTTTCTAAATCTCCTATTGCTCCAGATAGGGTAAGAATCTTGCGGGGGCAAGGATATAGCGATGAACAAATTCTGCAAATGATTAGAGAAGAAAGCCTCAATAGAGGGGCGCCTACAAGTCAAGATTTGTACGGTGTAGGCGAAGAGGCTGATATTTTTAAAGGCCGAACTAGCTATCCGTTTGTTCCTGAGTTAGTTACAGAAAACGTTAAAGATGTTTTGGAAGGTTCTGATATTGCTAAATATGGGTTTGGTTACCAAAGAAATGAGGGCGGTCAACAAGGCTTAATGGGCGTCCCTATGGGTGCAGCAGAAGATTTGGCAAAACTCTCTGAGATGGCAAGACAATCCCAAATAGTTAGAGACCCTATAGGAAGCTCTCGGATTTTATCCAATCTTGGAGAGCTTCCTATACCATTTCCAGTCTCTGAGGGGGCAGGGAGAAGAACTATTGAGCAGGCTGTAGAAGAAGGAGTCGGTGCTGACGAGATGGGCTTTGGGGGCAAAAGAGACCTTGGTGATGCCCTTCGTTCTTTGTATGCGGGTGAAAATGCTCCGTGGCGCTCGGGGAATTTGCTTCAGGATATTTCCGATAGCCAAGACAGGTATATGGCTGACGATAGCCTCCCTTTCGTACCCATAATGAAAGAGTTTGGTCAAGTGGGGGACTATTTTAGATCGTTAGCGCCAACGACTATTTTAGATCGCATACAAAGAACGCCTGCTCCGGCGGACGGAGCCTCAGAGTTCAGGCCGTCCCACGCATCGCTATCTGATCCGGCGGACGCATTTAGCTCGCTGATGCAACATCCTATGTTGCAAGTAGGCAGCTTGGGGGATGGTCGTAAACAACTGTCTGGAGAAATAGGCGAAGCAACGCGGGTGGATATAGCTAGAGTTAAGAAACCCAAACTTGGGGAGGCTGGCTTCTTGGAAGGCTTTGATCCTGACTTGGCTAAGATGATAACCGCAGGCGAAGCAGGCGGTGCGGGAGAAGTAGTGACGGGTTCGGAGCCGGCGCAGGAGCTGACAGATGCAACACCGAATGCTCTCACAACTGCCGCTGAGAGGGTAGGAACCGGCGCTGAAACAGACGAAGACACCGAGAGTCTTTCCAGAGGTCTCTTCGGCAGATCTTACAAGCCTATGGATGATGGGGCATTGGCCTTGATAAATCTTGGGGCGGGTATCGCCAAAGGAGATATTACCGGAGGGATGCAAAGCGCAGTTACGGCTATGGGAGAAGAGAGAGACAGGAGAAGGAAAGAGGAGCTATCTTCGGCTCAAGCTGAATATTACCTCTCCGCTGGAGACCGCACCTCCAAAAAGACAAAGTATGACATGCAGAAAGCCGCAAGGGCTACGGTTACGGGCATGTCTCTTGTAGATAGAAAAAATTTGCTCTCTAAGGTCTTGGGCAAAGAGGTCAGCATGGATGAAGCTGGCACCCCCGATATGATGAAAAAACTAATAGACATCATAGCTAGGCAGTATGCTGCACAGACTCAGATATCTGCCAATGCCATGGTTGGCCCGAGTCCTGACCAAGCTGCAAATAGGGCAGACCCTCTTCAAGCAGCAAAAGAAGACCAGACAATAAGAAGCATTGGTCGGTCTGTTATATGAGCGAAATAGCTGACCTAGAAAGAAGACATGCTCTTTTTGAGCAAGGTCTCCTAGATGAAGAGGCAGTGAACCTGCTACGTCAGGATGTTTTTGATGCAGCCAGCAGAAGGGACATAGACCTTTTTGAAGGCCAAAGAACTACTTCAGAACAGCTTTATGAGACGGGGAAAGGAGTCGCCCGTGGGTTTTTAGGCTCATTTGCCACGATGGGAGAAGGTCTTGGCGAGCAAGCTGATGCTATTACTAACAAGCTTGGCCTTGAAGACCTAATTGATAGTGGTGAAGAAAACGAACTGGTTAGGATGTCCAGAGCAGCACAAGAGTCTATACAAGAAAGACTGGGTGCTGATGTTGCCTACAGGGATCAGTGGCTGACAAAGTTTGGTGAAGGCGCCGGTTCTTTTGCTTCATTCCTTGTCCCCGGAGGAGGATTAAAGCTTTTAGGCGCGGGCAACAAGATAGCTACCGGAGTTACCGCTGCTCAAGCGGCGGGTGTTGGTGCTGGAGAGCAAGCTCAAAGAATAGAAGGAGCAAGAGAGCAAGGGATTGATGTTAGCCAAGAGCAAGAAGACTCAGCAATTCTTTGGGGGTCAGGTGTTGGGTTAACAGAGCTTGCTCCTGTACACAGGGTTCTGAGCAGGATCACTAAGGCGGCAGGCCCAGCCTTTAAGAAAGGGGTTGCCAATAAGATAAAAGGTGCGCTTGTTTCTGGCGGCATAGAAGGTGTCCAAGAAGTAGCAGCTTCAATCATGCAAGATGCTGTTGAGCGCGGCGTTTATAATGAAGAACTCCCGTTTAACGACTCGTTGATGGATGATTTCACGGTTGGCGGTGCAGTTGGCGCTGCTGCTGACCTTGCTCTTACTGCTGCTGCTGGCAGGTCAGGGCGTAAAAGAAACCTCCAAGCAGAGCGAGATCTCAGGGCTTCAAAGGAAGAAGCAAAGGAAGGCTTGGCAGGTGAAGTAACTGAAGGCCAAGAGCAGGAAAGACTCGGGGCTGATACACCGCTGCCAGAATTTGTTGTCGAAGACGATGTAACTCCTGACGAGTTAATAGCGTTTCAGGAGTCTCTGGACAAGGAAATGAAAGGCGCTGGCCTCTCTGATGTTAAGGCAAACATATCCCATGCTTTAAGAAACGTCCTAAGAAACAGAGATGGGAACATTGTCTTTGGCATAAGGCAAAGAAGGGAGGGTGAACAAGACGTAAGAACCTTTGGCGGTCAATCCAATATTGTTGTCGAAGAGGGGCCGCAAGCACAAGAAGGGGAGACGATAGAGGGGATTTTCTCTGATGCTGCTGGGCAAATATTTATTGCTGCTGACGCTTTACCAAAAGAGGGAACCCTTGATGAGCAGAGAGATTCTGCCGTTGGCATATTGAAGCATGAGCAGCTTCACGCGATGAGGGCTATGGATCTTTTCACTGATGCCGAGTGGAGGATTCTAACCAACGTAGTAAGCCAAAGAAACAAGAAGGGAACTGCCGGAAGCTACATGGATTGGGCCGCAGATTCTTACGATAACCTCTCTCCTGTAGAGCTGACAGAAGAAGCCGTGGCTGAGATGACCAGAGATCTCAGGGCAGACAATACCATTGTCACAGGCAAACCAAGAACCCTGCTTCAAAGAATTATAGATTTCTTCCCCAAGTTAAATAATTTTGTAAAAGGCCGTGGCTACACTACCTTTGACTCGTTAATAAGAGACATAGACGCTGGAAAAATTGGTGGCAGGAGAAGAGGGGAGATAAGAACCTTAAAGAATCTTGAGGGTATGGGTAGTGCCGTTAGGCAGCCAGATTTTGATGCGTCCGGTGCTATCAACCAAGAAAGGGAAGAGGACTTCCCGGATGCCCCCAAAGATGCTGCGTCTATAAGAAAAGACGATATAGGCGGGTCTAGGAGAGTAAAATCCTTAGTTAACAAAGACAAGTATGCAAGGAGAGCAAAATCCTTAGCTGGGGAGCAAGGATTCGATACTGATAATATTTATTATCATGCAACTACTGCTTCTCAGCCGATTAAAAAATTCAGGAGTAAGTTAGACTTCTCGAACGTCCCTCTTGACGATGTAATTGCTGGGCATTTCACGCTAAACCCTGAATTTGCCAATGAGTTTCTCCCCATAACTGATGAGGGTGAGGACGGGTATATAATGCATGACGTTGGAGACCAACGCCCCGCTATTTATCCAGTCTATTTAAGAGCTAAAAATACTTTTGATGCTGGCGAGATATATCAGGCTTCAGGAGACTCAGCCTTTGCCAGAACAGAGTACGAGCAGTCGATATCCAAAATCATGGATGGTGTGAACGACCTCAATCATCCCTTCTATGAAAAGTATATTAAAAAATGGGTAAGTGACGGGCAGGTCACATCACGGCGCCTCCAAGAGACCATTACTGATCGCAAGAAACTAAAACGTGAATCTCTTAGAGGCTTGGTTGACAGGATTGCCAAAAACCCAGATATTGACTATGAGCATCTGGAAGAGCTTTCTCCGTTTATTCGCAGTGCTGGTTACGATTCTTATATTGATTATGAGAACACTACATCTGAACCAGCTACTGGCATTGCTATCCTTGACCCGTCAAATATAAAGGGTGTGTTCGCGCAGTATGATCCGTCTAGCGTCCCAGAAGGGGCGCAGTATTCAGACGACATTATGTTTTCTAGAAGAAAAAGCTCTACGCCTATAGAGAATGCTGTGGAGTTAGCTACAACAAAATACGCAGACTACAATACAGCCGTAGAAGAAGAGTTTTTTGGTGAGTTTTGGCCCCGGATGATGACCGAGGTAAAAGGTACAGTTACTAGGGACAAGGTAAGAACAGCCTCAAAGCGAGCTGTAAAAGATATAAATGAGTTTGTTTCAAGAAATCCAAAGTATCAAGATTACTATGACAACGATCAAAAAGCTGTAAAGCTTGCGTTAGAGCAAGAGTTCCCCGACATAACGCCAGATGACTTGGTATTTTATCAGCTTGCCAATGGCCTAAGCTCGCCAGCAACATCCCTTCCTGCGAATGTAGGGGACGCGCTTAACTTTCTTTCTTTGTACAAAAGAGACGGGAATCTTGATGCCATAGAAATGGGGCTTAGCGCAAAAGGCAACCCTGTTATTGCAAAGGCTCCTTTTAGCGTGTCAGGAACAACTGGGCCTACTAAAGCTAGATCTTTAAAGGTAATTGACAGGCTAATAAAAGAAAACAGCAATAGCCCAGACCCTGTCTCTAGAGCTGTTAGCTTTCTTAAAGAAAAGGTAACCCCTCGGGAGTTGCAGAAATTTAATAAAAGCATGGGGTATAAGTCAGCGGTTTCTGACATGAAGGCTATAAGGTCTTTAGTTAAGCAAGCAACAGGCCAAGATGAGAAGATCCCAAGGATGTTTATCTTTGGGAAGAAAGTTGGCGCATACACTTTAAACCTTGTGGGTGAGGGCAACTACACCACTATAGATGTTTGGGAGTCTAGGTTTGTAAGAAGTTATTTTGAGGGGCTTTTTGATAAAAGATACGGTATACCAAAAACCGTGGATGAAGATGTTCTTTTTCAGGAGTTCTCCAGTATGTTTAAGCAGGAGTACGAGAAAGACACTGGTTCGAGTGTAGATGCTTCGACTTTGCAAGCTATGAGATGGTTCTATATAATAAACGCTGCCAAACAATCTGGATACAGAGGAGCTAGTACAAGTGAAACGATCTCAGAACTCACAGAAAAGTACATCGGAAAGCGTGAAGCTGGAAGAGTCGGCGATGCAGGCAGGACAGAGAGCGATGGAGCGGCTGCTCAAGAAGTACGCAGTGAAGGAGGGGATCAAGCCCTCCAAGACAAATTCTCAAGGAGAGTAGAAGATGTTGAGGGACAAAGAGGAGATAGAGACAGAGGAAGGAGCAGAACAGATAGGGAAGTTACGCCGCTTGCAGGTTCGCCAGATGTTGAAGGGAAGGGGCCAATCCAAGAAATTGTCGGGATCGCAGAGTCCTACGCAGAGAGAAAAGGAATTCCTTACCAGCGACAACCAGAATACGTTAAGGTAGATCCAGAAAGAGCAACCAGAATTGCGGAGGCGTATGAAAATATGCCTCACGCCCCGCAAGACCCAGAAGTCCAAAAAGCTTATCAAGAGCTAATTAATCAGACAAAAGATCAATATGATGCTTTGATTGATAACGGCTATTCGTTTACTTTCTTTGATGGCGAAACAGATCCCTACGGGGGAAATCCTTTTAACGCAATGAGAGATTTGCGTTACAACAAGACTATGGCCGTATATGGAACCTATGACGGCTATGGGACTGAAGGGGTAACTGGGGCAGCAATAGAAGACAACCCGATGCTGGCAGACACAGGATTACTCTGGAAAGATCAGCAAGGGATCGACCACCCCGTCACTGCTAATGACCTGTTTAGAGCAGTGCATGATGCTTTTGGGCACGGTATTGAAGGAGCTGGCTTTAGGGCTAGAGGAGAAGAAAACGCTTGGCTTTCTCACAGCAAGTTATTTACAGGGCCAGCATTAAAGGCTATTACCTCTGAGACTAGAGGGCAAAATAGCTGGGTCAACTACGGCCCTTATGGAGAGGCAAATCAGACGGCGAAGCTGGAAGACACGGTATTCGCTGAACAAAAGACAGGCTTAATGCCAAGCTTTACTTGGACTGACGGAGCGTTGCCTCCAATGGAAAGAGAAAGGGCTGACGGATCTGTTGTAGGTGGTGACCCTGACATACAGAAAGTTACCAGAGATGCTGGTGCTGTTGACAAGGTAGTGAAAGCAAACGAAGAAGCTGCCATAAACCCAAGCGTTAGCGTTCCTCCTTTTAATCCGCTGGCAGAGCCTGAAGCTCAGTACGTTGCAAAGAATCCAGAAGAAGGGTTAAAGCCTAGCCAAAACCTTAAAGACAAATTCTCAAGAAAAAAAGAACCACCGCTTTCTCCAGAGATGAGCAGCGTCATTGATGGCATTGCCTCCGAGCCTGCGCCAATGATGACCCCCGGCGAGACCTATATAAAAAATACCGAGTCCAGCAACATACAATACTTTCTCGACAAGTCAAAGCAGGCTGCACTAAACAAATACGCGAGGCTGGAAAGGTACGCCAGAGATCCTTTGTTCAAGGACAACCTTGCCGATACAAGCGCGATTGCTGCTGCCTACTTTGCTGACAGATCAATGGGGATTACTGGCTCTGCGCTGAAATACGGGGTGCCTGTTTATCAGAACGGGGTAACCCAAGTAAAAGCTTTTTATCATAACGGTAAGAAGTATCGCGGCCTCATTGATGTCATGGCCCCTCTTTACCAGAATGATTCCAACTTCTCTTTGGAGCGCCTTGCTCAAGCATATGCAATTGCCAAAAGGGCAGAGGGCCAAAGAGCCAGAGGCTTAAAGACCCCTGTGCCTGAAGGTCAGTTACAGGAAATAGAAGCAGAGATAGCGAAGTACAAGAATAAAGACGGCGTTCCGATTATAGAGGAATGGTACGAAGTCTGGCAGGCGTACAACAACAAGACCGTAGAGTTTATGAAGGCTACGGGTATCGTGGATGATGCCCTAGCCCAGAAATGGATGGAGATGTCTGACTACGTCCCGTTCTATCGTCAGGCAGAAGCTGAAGACGGGGAAATCGCCAACATATCTCCTGATGCTCCTGTTATGTTCAAGAGAAACATGACTAGCTCAATTAAACTTAAAGAGCTAAAGGGTAGCGAAAAAGCAGTTAACATTCCTATGCTTGACGCGATCACAAGAAACCTTTCAATGGCTATTGATGCTGGCATGAAGAATGTAGCCCAGCAGAGAATCGTCAGGGACATGCTGAAGATTGGCATTGCCACTCCAGCGACCGTTGCCCAAAGAAAGAACATGACTCAAAACTTTGTGGTCAACTTTAAGGTCAACGGGGTAGATCAGTATTACAAGATACATGACCCGCTTATCTACGAGTCGCTCCAGTCTGTAGATGAGATGGGAGGCGCAATAACCGGGATGTTTGGGGGAGCCAGCAGGTTTTTAAGAGAGATGGTTACAAGGGAACCCGGATTCATGGCTGCCAACCTGATGAGGGACACCCTCTCTGCTTACGTCACATCTGGCGCAGACTTTACCCCCGTTGTAGATACGGTAGCCGCTCTTGGCAGGGACGTTGAGGATCTTGAGTCCTTTGGTGTAGTCGGGGGGTATGACTTCTCTAATGATCCAGAGGACATGGTTAAGGCTTTTACTGAGCAGTCAAAGAAACGTGGCATCAATGTTGATGGCAAAAACGCTATCTTTAACCCCTTTAAAAAAGTTTGGGACTGGGCTGGGCAAGGAACCACTATCTCTGACGCGGCAACAAGAAGAGCTGTATACGATGATGTGTTAGCTAGAACAGGTAACGAAGCTGAAGCAGCGTTTCAAGCACTTGAGGTTATTAACTTCTCAAGGAGAGGAAGAAATCCTGCTGTACGGTTCTTGACTACCGCAATCCCTTTCCTGAATGCAAGGTTTCAAGGTCTTGATGTTCTTTATCGTGGATTCATGGGCTACAACCCTGCCCAGAAAAACTTAACGCGAGGTGAAGCTGCTCTTACGGCGTTCTCCAGAGGGGCGTTAATTACATCCACTACTCTTATGTACTGGCTAATGTTCTCTGACAGCGAAGAGTACAAGGAGGCAACAGATGAACAGAAGGATCTCAACTGGATATTCCCCAACCCATTTGGCGGGCGACCTATAAGAATACCTGTGCCGTTTGAGGTTGGTCTTATCTTTAAGACAATCCCCGAAAGAATACTTGACACCTACTC